GGGGCTTTACGTTCATCTATTACTTACGAGGTGAAATAATGAGTTTAAATATTGATATGACGGACTCATTCGCTTGCCGTCTTCGTCCTATTCCAGTTTACACTATCACAACGTCATACGTCGACGGCGATAAGGTTCAAGTTGAGAACTCCCAAACATTACAAGTAGCAATACAAATGGCCGAGCCGGAAGAGTTGAAAATTGAATCAGTCGACTGGTCCAAACAATACGTATGGGCATTTTCAAAAGCTGAACTAAGAATCAACCAGCAAATAGAATGGGACGGCATAAGGTTTAATATTATTCGAGTTTATAACGCCAAGTTATATGGGTATTACAAAGCAGTATGCGAAGAGGTTAAAGAGCCATGAGTGACGTAAACCCAAAGAAAAGACTTTATTTATACATTCGGGACTTACTGAATATCGATGAGTCTTTAAACATTTTAGCTTATGGTCGTGACAATATTTACGACCCTCAAACATCATCAAAAATAGTTATCGACTCAATAGCTCCGTCTCGTCAGCTTTCCATTACAAAAAACTTTAACGGAGATAGCGAAGAAATGGGAATAGACTCACTAATGGCCGGTGAGTTTACCGTTAATTTTTACGGTCAAAATGCTTATGAATACGCGACTGATTTTATAATATTAAACAAGACTGAAGAGTCGCGGACATTACAAAAAACGCATTCAGTCTCAGTTTTCAGAACTTCGCAAATCGTAGACTTAAAAAGACTTGCCGGTAAAAAGTACGATGAACGGTATGAAATAACTTTAACTTTGCACTATAATATAACTAAGAACATTAACCGACTGCGCTTTGATGAAGCTCAATTTGGTGAAGTTCTATTTAATAAATAAAAGGAAATAAACATGGCTAGCTTAGACAATGTAATCACAGTTTCATTACTTCCTCAGGGGCGTTCTGTAGCACGTGATAATATGAATGTTTGCTGTATTATGACTAGCTCACTCGGAGTTCTGAGTTCAGCTAATCGTTACGCTTTATACACGTCTTCTTCACAAGTTGAAGCGGACTTTGGTACAACCTCAGAAGAAACTAAATTTGCGAACGTATTCTTTTCTCAGACTCCGAACCCTGTAGACGGCGACGGCGTTTTAGTTATGGGATATTGGCGCGCAGTAGATGAGAATGTCGACGCAACAAGCGCAATACTAACCAGTGAGCAGAAAACCCAAAACTCAACGATACCAGTATTGCAGGGCGTTTCAGATGGTTCATTTGACATTGATATCGATGGCGTTACTGAAAACATTACTGCACTAGATTTCAGAACATCTACGACAATGGAAGACGTAGCTTCTGTGATTGACACGGCATTATCAGGCGGTTCATGTTCTTATTTAAATCAATCTTTTGTAATAACATCAGCTACAACTGGCGTTAGTTCTACTATTGAATTTGTGGTACCTGGCACGAGTGGAACTTATGTAGGGTCCACACTCGGACTAGATAGCAATAGCTCTTCGACTAAAGTTGACGGCGCGGATGCTTCTGTACTATCTGCTGAAACTAAAGTTGAAGGCGTATCCGCTGTAAAATCCGAAATTAACATAAAAGGATTTTGCTATATTGACACAACTACAGACCAAGAAAGCAAGGACCTAGCCGTATGGACACAGGCAAATGAGCTTATGTCTTACGATGTATTCAGTGATCCGACTAACTTGGATGTCGATGTTTCTAACCCGGTGTGGGAAATCAAGCTCGCTGGTCAGAATCAATATCGCATGTATTACAGTAAAGCCGGAAACAGGACTCTTGCGTGTGGTGTAATGGCTTCGATGCATACTGTTATATTTACTGGAACAAATACGTCAATCACAACCAACTTAAAAGAAATTACTGGCGTAGTTGCTGAAGAGTATTCGCAAACAGAAATAGACAAGGCCGGGATCGTTGGACTTGATATTTACACAGTATTTAAAGATACTGTTCCAAAGCTTTTAACAAGTGGCGCTAATGATTTCACGGATAACCCGTATAACCTACTTGCTTACGTAGATGCTGTTCAGACTGGAGCATTTAATATACTTGGAACTACTCCCACTAAGATACCCCAAACGACGCCAGGTCTTAATCAGATAATCGACGGGTGTGAGGATATTTCTCAAGGATTTGTTAATGCTGGAGTGTTTGCTCCTGGAACATGGACTTTACCGGATCGTTTCGGCGATGTCGATACTTTTAATCGCAATATTGAAGAGAAGGGATATTACTGGTATGCCATACCGCTATCAGAACAAGATCCAGCGGAGCGTGCAGAACGTAAAACTCCAGTACTTCAAAACGCCGTTAAAAATGCCGGAGCTTTTCACAAGTCCAATATTATCATCAGCTTTAACCTTTAAGGAGATATAAAAAAATGAGTACGATTCAACTTTTAGCCGATTCAAGCACTATGGTGCTTAATGGGCATTTGTTCAATGACTTTGTCGATGGGGATTATATTTCACTAACTCCCGTCAATCCATTGACAGCGCGCAATAGGTCAATACGCGGCTTAAATATTCAGAAGCGTTCAGACGGTAGCGTACATGATATTCAGTTTACAGTCCCTAAATATTCTGATGATGACATTTGGTTAAATACTCAGAAGAATAAGGATGAACCGGTTGTATTCAAAGGTTCAGTAAAAGAGAGTTATACAAAAGACGGCGTGGAAATGACTACGACTTACACTCTTGAGGGCGGATCATTCACTGAACAGCCGACTGATACGAGAAACAACATCGACGGCAACCAGGACATGCTCTACACAATTCAATTTGATAAGGCGCGAAGAGTATAATGTCTAAAATTAAAGAAGTTTATGCAGATGGCTTCGCTGAGATTAACGGGCGTAAATATGTCTTTTGTGATGTAAATCACAAGACGCGCTTGAAGATCTTTGGTTTTGCTCAATCTAAACAGCGGGAGCTTGCAACCGGTCAACTTTCATTCGTAGGTACTGATGAGTATTTTGCCATTGAAGACTTGATGTTTAAAAACATGACGTTTGAAGACGAAAGGCTTTCTAAGGCACGAGATGAGAAAAAGCATTTTGAGGCTTTTGGGGAAGATTACATAATCTTAATCAGTACAGCCATGCAGGTTTTTTCTTATCCTTTTATGAAAGGGACGAGTTAGAGTTTAACTTTAGATATAAAAGAGACAGGAATGAATATGTTAAAAAAACAAATATCTCCAATTATATGTCGTCCTGTCTCTTTCTTGTTAAAAAAGGCTACGGAAGCTTAAAAGAAATCCAAAGCCTTGATACTGATGAGTTCCTAGACTGCATAGAGTTTGAGGAGATACAAAGCGCAATAGAATGTCACTTAATCGAAGAGGCTAACAATGGTTAATAACAGTACGGGGAAGTTTTTAAGCTGGGCTTTTCCTGGCGATGACAAAACGGCCGACAAGCAATATGTAGGTATTGGCCAATTTAAAACTTTTGTAGAAATATCATCGAATATAACTTGCACAGCAACTGCGCCGCGATTTGTGACAGAGGACTTAAAGACGGCTCAAGACTCAATTATTAACGAGCCTAAGTCCATTACGATAACGGGAGAAGTAGCGGACTTATTCATTGAAAATGATATTGACGATGGAGCGGGAAGCACTTTCCAAACCATTCTAAACAATGCGACTCCGTATTTGCCCGATAGAACATTGTCTCAAATTCAGAAAGTAGAAAACTTTGCTAATGATATTGAGAATACCATTGACCGAGTAAATAACTTTACAAAAGGCGTAGACGAGATAGCTGAAGCCATTGGAATACTACCGGGCGCTATAGATTCAAAGAGTAATAAAGAGCTTTTTTTTGATAAAATGCAGCAGTATTACGATACAAAAACCCCTATCACATTCGAGACCCTTTACCGTGAGTATAAAAACTGGGCTATGACTTCCTTTTCCTACGAAGAGGATAACGAAATAGATAACGGGACTTTTTCTATTACTCTTGAAGAATTGAGAATAATCGATTTAGACCTATTCAGAAATGACCAATTATTAACGCCCGCAGAAGAAGCTAAAAAAGACGTTAATAGTACTTTAAACGGTCAGACTGATTCAGTAACCAACAAAGGCATAACGGACGGGCTACCAGTTAGTTCTCAGTTAGCTGATTTTTTATTAGAGGATTTCTAAAATGGCGGTTGTAACGGAACTAGTAACCGAGTTTAAATTTAAGGGTGACACTAAGCCACTTAAAGAAGCTGGGAATCAGATGCAGCGGGTTTCGGAAAATTCCGGAGTCGCTGAGGCAAGAATGGAAGGCGCATCTAATTCATTCATGGGATTAAGTAAAAGCGCAACTGTAGCAATTGCCGGCCTTGCTGGACTTGCTACGGCGGTAGTAAAAACTGCTGAGGGCATTCTTGACATAGGCCGGCAGACAGACGAGTTAATGAGTTTAGGAATCAACCCACAGCAACTTAGAGACACTGAAGACTTATTTGTCGAACTAGGTGGAAGTGCGGAGGACGCCAGTATATTTGTTAAGGAGATTGTAAAAGCTCAAGCGCAATTAGCAGGAGGGCAGGAAGCGCCATTTTTAGAAAACCTTAACAAGCAATTCAATACAGTTTTTGACTCTACGGAATCCCTTGATACTATTTTAACTAAGTTAAGGGCGAATATAAAAGCACAGGGACTAGGTACTGCTGAAGTCGCGGTGAGAGCTGGCGAGCTTGGCTTTAGTCCTCAATTCGGGAAAATACTACTCGCTACAGAAGGAAGCTTTCAAGAGGCTATAAAATCAAGCCAAGAATATGCAAAGGTGACCAATGAACAACTTGAAGTCACCCGCCAAGTAAATGAAGAATGGTCTAAGCTAATACATCAAGTTTCTAGGCTTACGGATCAAATAAAACTAGAGTTTGCGCCAGCCTTATTAGATGCCGTAGTTTTCTTACGTGAATTAGTTGGCGGGAAAAAGCAGTTTAAAACAATGCGAAAAGGCTCAGGTATGGGTATGGCTGGACTTGATGCACCTGTATTAAGTGATGTTCCGCAAGTTTTTGCACCATTCGAGGGGTTAAGGTTGCAAGGTGGCTCACCATCATCGCCGTCACAGCTAAATAATATTACTATTAATGTTCAGAATGGCGACCCCAAGAGAATAAGGATGGAAATGGAAAGCTTTTTAAAAGATAGCAGAAACCGCACAAGGGGAAGAAGATAATGCCCTTATTCGGTAGAAATTATCTTGTTAGGATATCGGACTTAGACGACAGGAACAACGTCATTCAATTTGAAGTAGTTCCCCCGTTTAATGTTGACTTTGAATGTCGGCGGAAAGTATCCGGCGGCAACTCACTTGACTTGACCATTTACGGACTTGGAGAAAAGAAAAGACTTCTTCTTTCTAAGCGTAGGTATGAATTTTCCGAAGGTTTGGCAATCGAAAACGGGCGATTAAAGTCTCAGCCGATTAACGGACTAAAAAA